CAGTAGAGGTTTTAACAGGACAAGGTCTTGAGCTTGGTATTGGTAATGCGCAAGCATCTATACCTAAAGATGTACCAGTAATCGGTAATGGTTTTGAGATAGGTAATGGTACAGTAACTACAAAAGCAGGTGCCGTACCTCCTATAACGGGAATCAGGGCAAACATAGCAACTGGCACTGTATCAATAATCGGTAAATGTAATTTAACAGTAACAGGCAGTGGCTTTGAAGTAGCTCTAGGTAACGCTACAGCTAAAGCAAACGCTACGGCTATTGTATCTGGCAAAGGATTTACAGTGGCTACAAGCGATGTTACTGTGGTCGCAAAAGCAAAAGCTTTACCTTCTGGTGAAGGATTTAAAATAGGCACATCTGATATCACTATAAGACAATGGGATCAGGTGCCAGTAAACGCAACACAAACCTGGACGGAGTTACCATAATGTTATTTGGAGCAACACCTTTCGCATCGACAACATTTGCAGGAGTAGGATCTCAAAATGTGGTTGTTTTAGTTAATGGTAAAAGAGTTAATATTAGTGTAGGTAATAGCGCTGTAGGCTTTGGTGCAAGGCCGTCTGGTAACGGATTTAAACTTGCCAATGGTACCGTTAATGTGGTATCTTGGAACGATATAGATCCAAACGCAACAGGGGTGTGGGTCCCGATAGACCCATTAAACCCATAGGAGTAATATGGCATCGAGTTTTTCGACGAATTTAAAATTAGAGTTAATGACTACCGGGGAGAAGTCCGGTACTTGGGGTACAATAACTAACACCAATCTACAACAATTAGAGCAAGCAGCATCAGGATATATATCTGTAGACGTTGCGGCTAGTGATGTTGCTTTGGCTATAAGCAATGGTGCTGTATCCAATGGTAAGAATTTATACTACAAATTAACTGGCACATTAGCAGCGAATAGAACTGTAACTCTACCAGACTCTACAGAAAGAGTTGTTATTGTAGAGGATAGCACAGCCAGAACATCAAATAACTATACATTAACATTTAAAACTGCATCAGGGACCGGGGTAGTATTACCTGCTGGTTCTAAGTCTTTACTATATTCAGATGGCACAAATATAAATAAAGGATTAATAAACAAAGGCTATTACACTGTACCGGGAGCGTATACTGCTGTAGATGGAGATCAATTACTAGTAGATACATCAGGTGGTGGTATAAGTAGTTCTGTAACAATAACCCTACCAGCATCACCAGCAATTGGAAACGAAGTGCATTTTATAGATAGCGGTAATAACTTTAACTCTAACAATTTAACTATCGCTAGAAACGGATCTAACATTTTGGGTGCAGCTTCTAATTTAGTTGTTAGTGTAAACAGTGCAGCGTTCACATTGGTTTATGTAAATGCAACTAGAGGCTGGATCTATAAAGATAAAATCTAGGAGTTAGAGAATGGCTCTAATAGAATATAGATTCGCACCTGGAATCGATAAACAATCATCAGACTCTGGAGCAGAGAATCGTTGGATAGACTCTGACAATGTAAGATTTAGATATGGTCAACCAGAAAAAGTTGGTGGTTGGTCATCACTAGTCACTAGCACTATTGTAGGTGTTGCAAGAGCTATGCATGCTTTTACAGATTTAACAGGAAATAGGTATGTAGCAATCGGTACAGATAAATTTTTACTTATATACTTTGAAGGTCAATTGTATGATGTTACACCACTTAAAACTACATTAACATCTGCAACCATAGCAACAACAAATGGATCACCAACTTGTACAATTACAAAGTCTGCTCATGGTTTATCTGTAGGAGACATAGTACAATTGGATAGTGTAACTTTACCAGGTGGTACAGGTTTTAGTAATTCAGATTTTGAAGATAAAAATTTTCAAGTTATAACTGTGCCTACAAACGGTACGTTTACAATAACACAATCTAGTAATGCAACCGGTACAGTATCGACTGGTGGTAGTCTAAGTTTAAAACCGTACGAACCCGTAGGACCAAGAGCACAAACATATGGTTATGGTTGGGGTGTATCGTCATGGGGAGGCGGTGGATGGGGCCAAGCTGCATCTGCATCTTCTGTTGCACTAGAACCAGGACTATGGTCATTAGATAATTTTGGTGAAGTATTAATTGCTACAATTGCAAATGGTAAAACATTTACATGGAACGGTGGAGCTGCATCACCATTAACAAACAGAGCTTCTACTACAACAACTAATTTTTCAACAGCAAACAATCCTACTGCATCAAGAGTTACATTAGTGTCACCAACAACAAGACACTTAATTCATCTTGCAACTGAAACAACTATAGGAAACACAACAACACAAGATGACATGTTTATTAGATTTTCAAATCAAGAAGGTATTGATACTTATGCACCATCTGCAACAAACACTGCAGGTACACAAAGACTACAAGACGGAACAAAAATTGTAGGAGCTTTGAAAGCAAAAGAAAGTATTTTGATATGGACTGACAATGCGTTGTACACTATGAAATTTATTGGTGCACCTTTTACATTTGGTTTTGAACAGGTTGGTACTAACTGTGGTTTGATAGGTAAGAACGCTGCTATAGAGATAGATGGTGTTGCTTTTTGGATGTCACCAAAAGGATTCTTTGCTTTTGATGGTACAGTCAGATCACTACCATGTAGTGTAGAAGATCATGTATTTGAAAATATTGACACTACGAAAGGACAACAAATAAATGCAGGACTAAATAATTTATTTACAGAAGTTGTTTGGTACTATCCATCTTCAGGTTCTGAATATAATGACAAGTATGTAATATATAATTATGGTGAGTCTTCTTTAACAAAAGTTCCTGGAGGTGTTTGGTATACAGGCACAGAAGCTAGAACAAGTTGGGTTGATGCAACTATATATCCAAAACCTTTTGCAACTAAATATGACTCAAAATCTGACGGTACATTTCCTGCAATTGTTGGTCAATCAGATTTAGGACAAACAACACTATTTGAACATGAGATAGGGACAGATCAAGTAAACCCTAATGGTACAACCACAACAGTTACGTCATTTATTAAATCATATGATATAGATTTAGAGTCTAGAATGAGAAGAACAGCACAAGGTGGTGTTGCTTCTGGAGCTGTAGCCGGTGAATTCTTTTTAGCCTTACGTAGATTTGTACCTGATTTTAAAACACTAGCAGGTAATTGTAAGATAAGTTTAGGTATAAAAAGATACCCACAAGATAGTCAAACAACTACAGCTTTGAGTCCGTTTACAGTTAACTCTAACACACTTAAAAAAGATACAAGAGCTAGAGGTAGATTTTTAAACATAAAAATAGAAAACGATGCAGCCAGTGAGTCATGGAGATTTGGCACATTAAAATTAGATTTACAACAGGATGGTAGAAGATAATGACTAAAGTAGTAGTAAGAATACCAGAACCAAAAGAAGAGTATGATGTTTCTACACAAAAACAAATTAACAGATCTCTGACTGGTATTGTGGAACAACTAAACTCTACATATTTAAATGAAACAAAACAGGAGCAAGAGAGAATTTCTTGGTTTTTAGGTGGCTAACGTATTTACAAACGCAAAAAAAGATTTAACAACAAATGCAGTTACCACTGTATACACAGTGCCTGCATCTACAACTGGTATAGTAAAATCAATAATAGTGTCTGAGGACTCGGGAAACGCGGATTCTATAACATTGACCTTGACAGATGCGTCAGCAAACGTCTTTAGTTTGTTTAAAACTAAGGCTATATCTGCTAATCAAACGGTAGAGCTGCTATCTAGCCCTATTGTGCTACAAGAGAGTGAGATAATTAAAGCAACAGCAGCCACAGGAAACAGGTTACATATCGTGCTTTCTGTGCTACAAATAAACAGGGAATAATTTATGGCTTTTATAGAAGAAGGATCAGTAGAATATATTGAAATAGATGGCAAAAAAGTGCCGGTAGTCAAGTGTGAAACAGAAGTTGTTTTACGAAATAAAGAAACAAACTACGAATACAATTCTGATCAAGAAGCCGAAGACGATATCAACAATCCAGATACTGATACGCAAAGAGAACACGTAACAAGATCTGTAAAAATTAAAGTAGCAAAAATACCTGCAATAGGTGCAAGCTCAGATAAGGAGGAATAGTGTCTATATTTGCAGCACCAAATTTTTATTCAAAGGTAGATAGACAAATATATAA